ATCGCGCGCTGGCGATAACCGGTGCTATTGCTATTTCCAGTAGTTGTGCATTGGAAGGCACCGTCACCCGACAAATCGTCCCTTCTGTAGGATACGGCAATATCAATATTGAACACCCCAGTGGTGCGCTCGACGTTCATTTAAGTAATGAAGGTCAGGATGCCACGACGTTACGCGCATCTGTTATTCGGACGACCAGAAAAATATTTTCCGGTGAAGTTTATCTTCCCTGAAAAAATTCGTTGTCAGGATAAGGACAATCAATAAAGGACTTCTGTATGAGTCATACAGAAAGAACAGGATTTTAAATGAATAAGAAATCGTTATGGAAGCTAATTCTGATATTAGCGATCCCATGTATTATTGGTTTTATGCCAGCTCCGGCAGGATTAAGCGAACTGGCGTGGGTGCTTTTTGGTATTTACCTGGCGGCCATTGTGGGGCTGGTTATCAAGCCTTTCCCGGAACCTGTCGTACTGTTAATTGCCGTTGCTGCCTCCATGGTGGTGGTCGGTAACTTATCCGACGGTGCGTTTAAGACCACCGCCGTATTAAGCGGTTACTCTTCAGGTACTACCTGGCTGGTGTTCTCGGCGTTTACCTTAAGCGCCGCATTTGTGACCACCGGTTTAGGTAAACGTATTGCCTATCTGCTGATTGGTAAAATCGGTAACACCACGCTGGGTCTGGGTTACGTTACGGTATTCCTCGATCTGGTACTGGCTCCGGCAACACCGTCTAACACCGCGCGTGCGGGCGGCATTGTGTTACCGATCATCAACAGCGTGGCGGTGGCTTTGGGGTCCGAACCGGAAAAAAGTCCGCGTCGTGTCGGACATTACCTGATGATGTCCATTTACATGGTCACCAAAACCACCAGCTATATGTTCTTTACCGCAATGGCGGGGAACATTCTGGCGCTGAAAATGATCAACGACATTCTGCACCTGCAAATTAGCTGGGGTGGATGGGCACTGGCCGCCGGATTGCCGGGCATCATTATGCTGCTGGTCACCCCGCTGGTGATTTATACCATGTATCCGCCAGAAATTAAGAAGGTGGATAATAAAACCATCGCTAAAGCGGGCCTTGCCGAACTGGGACCGATGAAAATCCGCGAAAAAATGCTGCTCGGTGTCTTTGTGCTGGCGCTGCTGGGCTGGATTTTCAGTAAGTCTCTGGGGGTTGATGAATCCACCGTGGCAATCGTTGTTATGGCGACCATGCTGCTGCTGGGTATCGTTACCTGGGAAGACGTGGTTAAAAATAAAGGCGGCTGGAATACCTTAATCTGGTACGGCGGTATTATCGGATTAAGCTCCTTATTATCGAAAGTTAAATTCTTCGAATGGTTAGCTGAAGTCTTTAAAAATAACCTGGCATTTGATGGTCACGGTAACGTTGCTTTCTTCGTTATTATTTTCCTCAGCATTATCGTGCGTTATTTCTTCGCTTCCGGTAGTGCCTATATCGTTGCTATGTTACCGGTATTTGCCATGCTGGCGAACGTCTCCGGCGCACCGTTAATGTTAACCGCGCTGGCACTGTTGTTCTCCAACTCCTATGGCGGCATGGTTACTCACTATGGCGGCGCGGCAGGTCCGGTCATCTTTGGCGTGGGTTACAACGATATTAAATCCTGGTGGTTGGTCGGTGCGGTACTGACGATATTAACCTTCCTGGTGCATATCACCCTCGGCGTGTGGTGGTGGAATATGCTGATCGGCTGGAACATGCTGTAAATATACTCGTCATACTTCAAGTTGCATGTGCTGCGTTTGCGTTCGCTCACCCCAGTCACTTACTTATGTAAGCTCCTGGGGATTCACTCACTTGTCGCCTTCCTGCAACTCGAATTATTTAGAGTATATCCATTTATTATCTTTCTGCGCACTTCACGGTGCGCAGATATCTGGAGCATTTGATGATCAAGTTATCTGAAAAAGGCGTGTTTCTCGCCAGTAATAACGAAATAATTGCCGAAGAACATTTCACCGGCGAAATTAAAAAAGAAGAAGCCAAAAAAGGCACTATTGCCTGGTCTATTCTCTCTTCTCATAATACGTCCGGAAATATGGATAAACTTAAAATTAAGTTTGATTCATTAGCCTCTCACGATATTACCTTTGTTGGTATTGTACAGACCGCTAAAGCGTCCGGAATGGAACGTTTCCCGCTGCCGTATGTGCTGACCAACTGCCATAACTCACTCTGCGCCGTCGGCGGCACCATTAACGGTGATGACCATGTTTTTGGTTTATCGGCGGCCCAGCGTTATGGCGGGATTTTTGTGCCTCCGCACATTGCGGTCATCCATCAATATATGCGTGAGATGATGGCAGGCGGCGGCAAAATGATCCTCGGGTCAGACAGCCACACCCGTTACGGTGCATTAGGGACAATGGCAGTCGGTGAGGGTGGCGGTGAGTTGGTAAAACAGCTGCTTAATGACACCTGGGATATCGACTATCCGGGCGTGGTTGCGGTGCATCTGACCGGAAAACCTGCGCCGTATGTGGGGCCACAGGATGTGGCGCTGGCTATCATTAGCGCGGTGTTCAAAAACGGTTACGTCAAAAACAAAGTCATGGAGTTCGTTGGACCGGGCGTTAGCGCGCTCTCTACCGATTTCCGTAACAGCGTTGACGTGATGACCACGGAAACCACCTGTTTAAGCTCCGTCTGGCAAACTGATGAAGAAGTGCATAACTGGCTGGCGCTGCACGGTCGCGGCCAGGATTACTGCCAGCTTAACCCTCAACCGATGGCGTACTACGATGGCTGCATCAGCGTTGATTTAAGCGCCATCAAACCAATGATTGCGCTGCCGTTCCACCCGAGCAACGTGTATAAAATCGACACACTGAACCAGAACCTGACCGACATTCTGCGTGAGATTGAAATTGAGTCCGAACGCGTGGCGCACGGTAAAGCCAAACTCTCGCTGCTGGATAAAGTGGAAAATGGTCGCCTGAAAGTGCAGCAGGGGATTATCGCGGGCTGTTCTGGCGGTAACTACGAAAACGTCATCGCGGCGGCGAATGCACTGCGCGGTCAATCCTGTGGCAATGACACCTTCTCGCTGGCAGTTTACCCGTCATCACAGCCGGTGTTTATGGATCTCGCCAAAAAAGGTGTGGTAGCAGATTTGATTGGCGCAGGCGCAATCATCAGAACCGCGTTCTGCGGCCCATGCTTTGGCGCGGGCGATACGCCAATCAACAACGGTTTGAGTATTCGCCACACCACGCGTAACTTCCCGAACCGCGAAGGCTCTAAGCCAGCTAATGGGCAGATGTCAGCGGTGGCGTTGATGGACGCTCGTTCTATCGCTGCGACTGCGGCAAACGGTGGCTATTTAACCTCTGCCAGCGAACTTGATTGCTGGGACAACGTGCCGGAGTACGCCTTCGATGTAACGCCGTATAAAAACCGTGTTTATCAGGGCTTTGTGAAAGGGGCAACTCAGCAACCGCTGATTTACGGACCGAACATTAAAGACTGGCCGGAATTGGGTGCGCTGACTGACAATATCGTCCTGAAAGTGTGCTCGAAGATCCTCGACGAAGTGACCACCACCGACGAACTGATTCCTTCCGGTGAAACCTCTTCTTATCGTTCAAATCCGATTGGTCTGGCGGAGTTTACCCTGTCACGCCGCGATCCCGGTTATGTTGGCAGAAGTAAAGCGACTGCTGAGCTGGAAAATCAGCGTCTGGCGGGGAATGTCAGCGAGCTGACAGAGGTGTTTGCGCGCATTAAGCAGATTGCTGGTCAGGAGCATATTGATCCGCTGCAAACTGAAATTGGCAGCATGGTATATGCGGTGAAACCAGGCGATGGTTCTGCGCGTGAACAGGCGGCGAGCTGCCAGCGTGTGATTGGTGGTCTGGCGAATATTGCCGAAGAGTACGCGACTAAACGCTACCGTTCTAACGTCATCAACTGGGGGATGTTACCGCTGCAGATGGCGGAAGTGCCAACCTTTGAAGTGGGGGATTACATTTACATCCCTGGCATTAAAGCGGCGCTGGATAATCCGGGTACGACGTTTAAAGGTTATGTGATCCATGAAGATGCGCCGGTAACGGAAATTACGCTCTATATGGAAAGTCTGACTGCTGAAGAGCGCGAGATTATCAAGGCGGGTAGTTTGATTAACTTCAATAAAAACCGTCAGATGTAAAAAGCGCCATGTGAATGTAGGTCGCATTCGGCACTTATTGTCGGATGCGATGCTTGCGCATCTTATCCGACCTACGAATCGTATCGAATCTGTAGGCCAGATAAGGCATTTTCGCAGCATCCGGCACTTATTGTCGGATGCGATGCTTGCGCATCTTATCCGACCTACAAATCGCATCGAACCGTAGGCCGGATAAGGCGTTTACGCCGCATCCGGCAAATAGTTAATTGCTCTTACTTCTTCGCCTCTGCAACCACTTTACTACCCACGCCGCGGTTATTGTATTCCCACATGCGGTTGTAGTTAGTGTCATTCAGATTGCGCTGTATTTCGTCGTTATCATCTACGCTGCCGGTATTACCCGCAAACGGACGATTAGAGATCACCGCATCGGCCCACGGTTTAGCCGTGTTAAAACCTTCGTTGATGGCGCTATCACGGATCACCACCTGACCGTTGGTATTGGCATCAACATCCAGCGAGCGGCCCAGTTGCGCCACACCATCACCGAAAGCATTGAAACGGCTGTTTACGGCGAGGAAACCGTAGTAAATGTTGGACAGCGTAGCCGGTGCAAACACATACGCTTCTTGCTGAGTACGTGAGTTCACCACGCGGAATTCGGTGTTATCGAACACCACTGCGCCGCGACCAGAAACGATATCCACATCCCCTTCAATGTAGCTGTTGGTCACCAGCGTACGCGGCTGACGGTTGGTTTCCAGACGGTTCTGCACACCGCTGTTGGTGACAAAGAAGGTGTTCTGACGACCGAGAATGTTAACGTTGTTAATCTGTACCTGGTCACCATCAGTACGCAGTGCCACCGCCGGATGGTTACCTGCATCTACGCTATCGCCCAGCGTGTTTTCGATGGTCAGATTTTGCAGTTGCAGGCCATTGTTTTGTGACCAGAAGACCGCAGAGCAGAGAACACCGATACTGTCGCTGCGTTTGCTCTGGCAGCTATCGTACATATACCACGCTGGTTTACCTGGCATATATTTGCCGCGCGGGTTGACGTCGTGACGCCAGTCGGCAGGGCTCATGCCACCATCAAGGGAAAGCCCAATCTTCACATCAATCGGTTTTTCACCTGTACCGTACAGAGTAATTCCACCCGGAGCGGCAGGGACATATACCGTTCCCTGATACTCACCAGGCATCACGGCAATATACTGGCGCTTGTTGGTACGCTTGATAATTGCCGCATCTACCGCCGCCTGAATCGTGGTATGCGTTACACCTTGAGTGCCCGCCGGGCCGACAACAAAGTCAGGTTGCGCAGGCAGGGTAATCGGGGAAGGATTCCACGCTGCAGCACCTGGTGTCAGGGATGCAAAATAGTGTTGAGCATCGAAATTCTGCGCTTCTTTTGCCGACAGAATCGGGCGAGAAGAGGTACCAGGCGCGGTTTGATCAGAAGGACGTTGATCGGGCGGGGTTGAGCTACAGGCGGTCAGCGTCACGCCAAAAGCCAATGCCAGCGCCAGACGGGAAACTGAAAATGTGTTCACAGGTTGCTCCGGGCTATGAAATAGAAAAATGAATCCGTTGAAGCCTGCTTTTTTATACTAAGTTGGCATTATAAAAAAGCATTGCTTATCAATTTGTTGCAACGAACAGGTCACTATCAGTCAAAATAAAATCATTATTTGATTTCAATTTTGTCCCACTCCCTGCCTCTGTCATCACGATACTGTGATGCCATGGTGTCCGACTTATGCCCGAGAAGATGTTGAGCAAACTTATCGCTTATCTGCTTCTCATAGAGTCTTGCAGACAAACTGCGCAACTCGTGAAAGGTAGGCGGATCCCCTTCGAAGGAAAGACCTGATGCTTTTCGTGCGCGCATAAAATACCTTGATACTGTGCCGGATGAAAGCGGTTCGCGACGAGTAGATGCAATTATGGTTTCTCCGCCAAGAATCTCTTTGCATTTATCAAGTGTTTCCTTCATTGATATTCCGAGAGCATCAACATGCAATGCTGTTGGGATGGCAATTTTTACGCCTGTTTTGCTTTGCTCGACATAAAGATATCCATCTACGATATCAGACCACTTCATTTCGCATAAATCACCAACTCGTTGCCCGGTAACAACAGCCAGTTCCATTGCAAGTCTGAGCCAACATGGTGATGATTCTGCTGCTTGATAAATTTTCAGGTATTCGTCAGCCGTAAGTCTTGATCTCCTTACCTCTGATTTTGCTGCGCGAGTGGCAGCGACAGGGTTTGTTGTTATATGGCCTTCAGCTATTGCCTCTCGGAATGCATCGCTCAGTGTTGATCTGATTAACTTGGCTGACGCCGCCTTGCCCTCGTCTATGTATCCATTGAGCATTGCCGCAATTTCTTTTGTGGTGATGTCTTCAAGTGGAGCATCAGGCAGACCCCTCCTTATTGCTTTAATTTTGCTCATGTAATTTATGAGTGTCTTCTGCTTGATTCCTCTGCTGGCCAGGATTTTTTCGTAGCGATCAAGCCATGAATGTAACGTAACGGAATTATCACTGTTGATTCTCGCTGTCAGAGGCTTGTGTTTGTGTCCTGAAAATAACTCAATGTTGGCCTGTATAGCTTCAGTGATTGCGATTCGCCTGTCTCGGCCTAATCCAAACTCTTTACCCGTCCTTGGGTCCCTGTAGCAGTAATATCCATTGTTTCTTATATAAAGGTTAGGGGGTAAATCCCGGCGCTCATGACTTCGCCTTCTTCCCATTTCTGATCCTCTTCAAAAGGCTACCTGTTACTGGTCGATTTAAGTCAACCTTTACCGCTGATTCGTGGAACAGATATTCTCTTCCATCCTTAACCGGAGGAGGGAATATCCTGCATTCGCGCACCCATCGACGAACTGTTTCAAGGCTTCTTGGGCGTCGCTGGCGAGCGTTCCACTCCTGAAGTGTCAAGTACATCGCAAAGTCTCCGCAATTACACGCAAGAAAAAACCGCCATCAGGCGGCTTGGTGTTCTTTCAGTTCTTCAATTCGAATATTGGTTACGTCTGCATGTGCTATCTGCGCCCACAGCATCCAGTGGTCATAGCAGTCGCTGATGTTCTCGGCTTCGATAACTCTGTTGAATGGTTCTCCATTCCATTCACCTGTGACTCGGAAGTGCATTTATCATCTCCATAAAACAAAACCCGCCGTAGCGAGTTCAGATAAAAGAAATCCTCGTCAGTGCGAGGATGCTGTTCATTGCTGCTATACACTTTTTTGCTCTCAACGTAAGCGGTAGCCCATTCTGTTGGGTTGGTGCAGTTGCTTTTAGGAAATGCTATTTACCCCTTAAATGTCGGCTGAAAGAGCTAAAATCCATGCAAAAAATTTACGCAATTTTGTGTATTATTGTGCAGTAAGTAATGAGCTATTTTCTGCGCAAAAAATGGATGGTAAATTTGTCCGGGTCAGGAAAAATTTTATGGGCGCTAAACATGAAAAAAGATTCGTATCCTTATTTGATTTGCATGACAGTTTCAGGGCTGATCTTTATTTTCCTTTTCTTCTGGTGGCGGGCAGATATCTACAGGGTCACGTTTCTTAATCAGAGTATATCCCACTATTACATTCTGTTTAGCATGGGAATAGCTTTTCTGTTATCTCTGTTTTGGGTTAAGAAGGGGATAGTAAAACAAAGCGGCTGGAAGAGTCTGTCAGCATACCTTAAGGTTTATGCAGGGATGTGCATATTTGCTGGATTTTTTCTGATTATACCCCTTACGACACTAACTTATTTTTTGCCTGGAGAGACATCGTCTTATGTTGCACCGTATCGGTATACTTCCGGTAGTTCAAAAAGTTGTTCTGGAGCTGAGGTGGATGACCCCGATCTACATGAGAATATTCGCATTTGCTATCCGTATGGCAATTATGAGTACGATAATATTATCTATGTTGAAAAGAAAATTAATATATTAGGTGCGGTAGTGACATATGCACAGACCGCGCGTGATGATACTGAATGATATAGTATATAGCGGGCAAGTTTTAGTTAATTTATCGAGGTAATATAATTTACCTCGACTCGTTTGTTCTGGTATTAATATTTCGCTTTACGACCGATTTTTATCTGATGATATCATGCGGTTTTCATATACTGACTTACTGTCTTTTCTCCGTTAGCGATTTTCTCCTGCTCAGCGATGATTTTATCTTTGGCTTCTAGTTAATTTCGCTCACTTCGAACCTCTCTGTTTACTGATAAGCTCCAGATCTTGCTGGCAACTGGCACAAGTCCGACAACCCTGAACGGCCAGTCGTCTTCGTTCATCTATCGGATCGCCACACTCACAACAATGAGTGGCAGATATAGCCTGGTGGTTCAGGCGGCGCATTTTTATTGCTGTGTTGCGCTGTAATTCTTCAATTTCTGATGCTGAATCAATTATGTCTGCCATCTTTCATTAATCCCTGAATTGTTGGTTAATACGCTTGAGGGTGAATGCGAATAATAAAAAAGGAGCCTGTAGCTCCCTGATGATTTTGCTTTTCATGTTCACCGTTCCTTAAAGACGCCGTTCAACATGCCGATCGCCAGGCTTAAATGAGTCGGTGTGAATCCCATCAGCGTTACCGTTTCGCGGTGCTTCTTTAGTACGCTACGGCAAATGTCATCGACGTTTTTATCCGGAAACTGCTGTCTGGCTTTTTTGATTTCAGAATTAGCCTGACGGGCAATGCTGCGAAGGGCGTTTTCTTGCTGAGGTGTCATTGAACAAGCCCCATGTCGGCAAGCATAAGCACACAGAATATGAAGCCCGCTGCCAGAAAAATGCATTCAGTGGTTGTCATACCTGGTCTCTCTCATCTGCTTCTGCTTTCGCCACCATCATTTCCAGCTTTTGTGAAAGGGATGCGGCTAACGTATGAAATTCTTCGTCTGTTTCTACTGGTATTGGCACAAACCTGACTCCAATTTGAGCGAGGCTATGTGCCATCTCGATACTCGTTCTTAACTCAACGGGAGATGCTTTGTGCATACAGCTCCCCGTTTATTATTTATCTCCTCAGCCAGCCGCTGTGCTTTCAGGGGATTTCTGATAACAGAAAGGCCGGGAAATACCCAGCCTCGCTTTGTAACGGAGTAGACGAAAGTGATCGCACCTACCCGGATATTATCGTGAGGATGCTTCATCGCCATTGCTCCCCAAATACAAAACCAATTTCAGCCAGTGCCTCGTCCATTTTTTCGATGAACTCCGGCACCATCTCGTCAAAACTCGCCATGTACTTTTCATCCCGCTCAACCACGACATAATGCAGGCCTTCACGCTTCATACGCGGGTCATAGTTGGCAAAGTACCAGGCATCTTTTCGCGTCACCCACATGCTGTACTGCACCTGGGCCATGTAAGCCGACTTTATGGCCTCGAAACCACCGAGCCGGAACTTCATGAAATCCCGGGAGGTAAACGGGCATTTCAGCTCAAGGCCATTGCCGTCACTGCATAAACCATCGGGAGAGCAGGCGGTACGCATACTTTCGTCGCGATAGATGATCGGGGATTCAGTAACATTCACGCCGGAAGTGAATTCAAACAGAGTTCTGGCGTCGTTCTCGTACTGTTTTCCCCATGCCAGCGCCTTAGCATTAACTTCCGGAGCCACACCGGTGCAAACCTCAGCCAGCAGGGTGTGGAAGTAGGACATTTTCATGTCAGGCCACTTTTTTCCGGAGCGGGGTTTTGCTATCACATTGTGAACTTCTGAAGCGGTGATGACGCCGAGCCGTAATTTGTGCCACGCATCATCCCCCTGTTCGACAGCTCTCACGTCGATTCCGGTACGCTGCAGGATAATGTCCGGTGTCATGCAGCCACCTTCTGCTCAGTGGCTTTCTGTTTCAGGAATCCAAGAGCTTTCACTGCTTCGGCCTGTGTCAGTTCTGACGATGCGCGAATGTCGCGGCGAAATATCTGGGAACAGAGCGGCAATAAGTCGTCATCCCATGTTTTATCCAGGGCAATCAGCAGAGTGTTAATCTCCTGCATGGTTTCATCGTTAACCGGAGTGATGTCGCGTTCCGGCTGACGTTCTGCAGTGTATGCGGTATTTTCGACAATGCGCTCGGCTTCATCCTTGTCATAGATACCCGCAAATCCGAAGGCGAGACGGGCACACTGAATCATGGCTTTATGCCGTAACATCCGTTTGGGATGCGACTGCCACGGTCCGGTGATTTCTCTGCCTTCGCGGGTTTTGAATGGTTCGCGGCGGCATTCATCCATCCACTCGGTAACGCAGATCGGATGATTGCGGTCCTTGCGGTAAATCCGGCATGTGCAGGATTCATTGTCCTGCTCAAAGTCCATGCCATCAAACTGCTGGTTTTCATTGATGATACGGGACCAGCCATCAACGCCCACCACCGGAACGATGCCGTTCTGCTTGTCAGGGAAGGCGTAAATTTCTTTCGTCCACGGATTAAGGCCGTACTGGTTGGCGACGATCAGCAATGCGATGAACTGCGCATCGCTGGCATCACCTTTAAATGCCGTCTGGCGAAGAGTGGTGATCAGTTCCTGTGGGTCGACAGAATCCATGCCGACGCGTTCAGCCAGCTTCCCAGCCAGCGTTGCGAGTGCTGTACTCATCCGTTTTATACCTCTGAATCAATATCAACCTGGTGGTGAGCAATGGTTTCAACCATGTACCGGATGTGTTCTGCCATGCGCTCCTGAAACTCAACATCGTCATCAAACGCACGGGTAATGGCTTTTTTGCTGGCCCCGTGGCGTTGTAAATGATCGATGCAGAGTGATTCAAACAGGTGCTGGGGCAGACCTTTTTCCATGTCGTCTGCCAGTTCTGCCTCTTTCTCTTCACGGGCGATCTGCTGGTAGTGACGCGTCCAGCTCTGAGCCTCAAGACGATCCTGAATGTAATAAGCGTTCATGGCTGAACTCCTGAAATAGCTGTGAAAATATCGCCCGCGAAATGCCGGGCTGATTAGGAAAACAGGAAAGGGGGTTAGTGAATGCTTTTGCTTGATCTCAGTTTCAGTATTAATATCCATTTTTTATAAGCGTCGACGGCCTCACGAAACATCTTTTCATCGCCAATAAAAGTGGCGATAGTGAATTTAGTCTGGATAGCCATAAGTGTTTGATCCATTTTTTGGGACTCCTGGCTGATTAAGTATGTCGATAAGGCGTTTCCATCCGTCACGTAATTTACGGGTGATTCGTTCAAGTAAAGATTCGGAAGGGCAGCCAGCAACAGGCCACCCTGCAATGGCATATTGCATGGTGTGCTCCTTATTTATACATAACGAAAAACGCCTCGAGTGAAGCGTTATTGGTATGCGGTAACGCCGCGCTCAGGCGGCTTTGATAGTCATATCATCTGAATCAAATATTCCTGATGTATCGATATCGGTAATTCTTATTCCTTCGCTACCATCCATTGGAGGCCATCCTTCCTGACCATTTCCATCATTCCAGTCGAACTCACACACAACACCATATGCATTTAAGTCGCTTGAAATTGCTATAAGCAGAGCATGTTGCGCCAGCATGATTAATACAGCATTTAATACAGAGCCGTGTTTATTGAGTCGGTATTCAGAGTCTGACCAGAAATTATTAATCTGGTGAAGTTTTTCCTCTGTCATTACGTCATGGTCGATTTCAATTTCTATTGATGCTTTCCAGTCGTAATCAATGATATATTTTTTGATGTTTGACATCTATTCATATCCTCACAGATAAAAAATCGCCCTCACATTGGAGGGCAAAGAAGATTTCCAATAATCAGAACAAGTCGGCTCCTGTTTAGTTACGAGCGACATTGCTCAGTGTATTCACTCGTTGGAATGAATACACAGTGCAGTGTTTATTAGTATGCCTGTCTTTTAACCACATCAGGCTCGGTGGTTCTCGTGTACCCCTACAGCGAGAAATCGGATAAACTCTATTCACCCCTACAGAGAGCAAAAGAGAAACGCCGATGAACAACTCATGGTGGCAGGAACTAATGCATTTTTTCCTGCAAGGAATGACACTTAAACAGTTGATTCATATGCTAATCATCCTGATCATATTGATTATTGTTATGCCTGTAAGCGTAAAAGAATGGATAAACCTGCATAATCCAGAAATCCTTCCTCATTACTGGATGTATTACATCCTGTTGTTTTGCGTTAGCTATGTGCTTAACGGCGTTGTTAATTCCGCTTATCACGCTGTGACTGAAAGAATTGAGATATTCGCTGCTCAGAAGCGCAAATCTAAAGAAGAGAAATACGTGCAAGATTTGTTTGATTCGTTAACTCTTGGAGAAAGAGCGTATTTGGCATTCGCTGTAGCCGCTAATAACCAGCTAAAGACAGAAAAGGGAAGCCCTGAAGCAATCTCATTGCTCGAAAAAGGGCTTCTTATTCGGGTACCTTCTGCTACTGGATATCCTGAAATCGACCGTTTTGTTATCCCGGAACGCTATAGAAATGAGTGCTACATTAGGTTTGCTGGGAAGAAAGACAGTCTTATGGATGAACTTATCGCTCAGGATAAGCATGGCAAAAACAAGTAATTAGCAAATTAATTTATCATCTCGCCGTCAGTTGTTTTGATTTCCGGTAGCCTGCCGCGTAAATGGCTACGTTTGGCAGGCAAATACTTCCACTGCATTCATCTGCCTTCTTGCAGCGAAGGCTTCCGAGTGATGCTGCTTTGTCTGCTCTGACGCAACCAGAGAGCTTTAGCGCAATTTTTCGCGCCAGTCGCTGTTCTTGCATTGCCTGCTCACGTTGAGCCTGTCTGCGTGCTCTGCGGCGATTTCTGGCGTTATTGTCAGCCAGATATGTAATGACTACTGCCATGTTGACCTCCGATGATTAACTTTGGCGGTGACGCGCCGGGTGCTTATCTTCCGGTTGCCGTCGTGCAGCTGCACTTCACGTCACCCCAAAGCCAACTACTCTTTGGTTCCCGCATTTCGGCGGGACAATCCCATCAATGTTAAAGAGCCTGCCAATCTGTTCCGTTTGGCTACCAGCGTCCTGCCGATGACTTAAATTTAAGATTTCTTTAACTATTGGTCAAGAGTGTTTTTGAAGAAAACTTAAATTTTGTTGCGAAGCTTAAGTTTTGCTTTGATTTTTAAAGGAAAGAAAAAAAGGGGCGAATGCCCCTTATGGAAGGTTTGCTATTTTTGCATCGACAACTACACCGATGATTTTGCAGTTCCCGTTGATCTCAATCATCGGATATTGTGGGTTAAGTGGTTTTAGAAACCTTCTGCCAGCATCAATAACTAACTTCTTGAAAGTTGCCTCGTTTTCTCCTTCGAGCTTTGCCACTACCAGCTTCCCATTACGAGGTTCTACTTCAGGATCGACTAGTATTATCATCCCTTCCGGGATGCTAAGACCGGCTGGAGCCGTCATCGAATCACCCTTTACGTCCAGCCAAAACGAATCTTCTGAACAATCTACGGTTGTATCGTACCAGTTATCTATTGCACGCTTATGATATGGCTCTACAGCTTCCATCCAACATCCTGCGCTTACCCAACTAATTAGAGGATACGAACCTCTTGGATCATGCCTGCTGTGATAGGCAATGTTTGAAAGACTATCTTCTCCTTTCAACAAGTAATCAGGGGAGCACTGTAAAGCCTTGGCTAAAGCCAATAGGTTTTCGCCATTGGGCTCAGTTTCAGAACGCTCCCATTGGGAAATAGCAACATTAGACACGCCAACCATCTTGCCGAGGGCAGCCTGCCTAATCTTAAGTTCTTTTCTGCGAGCGCGAATACGCTCACCCATCAGTTGTGTATTCATAGTTAAGACATCTTAAATAAACTTGACTTAAGATTCCTTTGATAGATAATTTAAGTGTTCTTTAATTTCGGGGCGAGTCTATGTACAAGAAAGATGTTATCGACCACTTCGGAACCCAGCGTGCGGTAGCTAAAGCGTTAGGCATTAGCGATGCAGCAGTCTCTCAGTGGAAGGAAGTCATCCCAGAGAAAGACGCCTATCGACTGGAAGTCGTTACAGCTGGCGCCCTGAAGTATCAAGAAAGTGCTTATCGCAAAGCGGCATAAGCAAATTGCTCTTTAACAGTCATGGTCCTTATTCCCGCCGAAATGCGGGAATACAACGCGCATCAGTTGGTGCGTATAACTTCTTATTTGTTAAGGAAATACTTACATATGCAACTTACAAGTACTCGCAAGAAAGCGAATGCAATCACAAGCAACATCCTGAATCGAATTGCTGTACGTGGTCAGCGAAAGGTTGCTGATGCATTAGGGATTAATGAATCGCAAATTTCGCGATGGAAAGACAGCTTTATCCCAAAGATGGCCATGCTTCTGGCTGTGCTGGAGTGGGGTGTTGAAGACGAGGAATTAGCAAAGCTAGCAAAGAAAGTAGCCATGGTGCTGACAAAAGAAAAGCCTCAAGACTGCTGCAACAGTTTTGAGGCCTGATGTAGAAAGACTGGATCAATCCACAGGAGTCATTATGACAAATACAGCAAAAATACTCAACTTCGGCAGAGGTAACTTTGCCGGACAGGAGCGTAATGTGGCAGATCTCGATGATGGTTACGCCAGACTATCAAATATGCTGCTTGAGGCTTATTCAGGCGCAGATCTGACCAAGCGACAGTTTAAAGTGCTGCTTGCCATTCTGCGTAAAACCTATGGGTGGAATAAACCAATGGACAGAATCACCGATTCTCAACTTAGCGAGATTACAAAGTTACCTGTCAAACGGTGCAATGAAGCCAAGTTAGAACTCGTCAGAATGAATATTATCAAGCAGCAAGGCGGCATGTTTGGACCAAATAAAAACATCTCAGAATGGTGTATCCCTCAAAACGAGGGAAAATCCCCTAAAACGAGGGATAAAACATCCCTCAAATTGGGGGATTGCTATCCCTCAAAACAGGGGGACACAAAAGACACTATTACAAAAGAAAAAAGAAAAGATTATTCGTCCGAGAATTCTGGCGAATCCTCTGACCAGCCAGAAAACGATCTTTCTGTGGTTAAACCGGATGCTGCAATTCAGAGCGGCAGTAAGTGGGGAACAGCAGAAGACCTGACCGCCGCAGAGTGGATGTTTGACATGGTGAAGACCATCGCGCCATCAGCCAGAAAACCGAATTTTGCTGGGTGGGCTAACGATATCCGCCTGATGCGTGAACGTGACGGACGTAACCACCGCGATATGTGTGTGCTTTTCCGCTGGGCCTGCCAGGACAACTTCTGGTCCGGTAACGTGCTGAGTCCGGCCAAACTCCGCGACAAGTGGACCCAGCTCGAAATCAACCGTAACAAGCAACAGGCTGGCGTGACAGCCGGAAAACCAAAACTCGACCTGACAAACACTGACTGGATTTACGGGGTGGATCTATGAAAAACATCGCCGCACAGATGGTTAACTTTGACCGTGAGCAGATGCGTCGGATCGCCAACAACATGCCGGAACAGTACGACGAAAAGCCACAGGTACAGCAGGTAGCGCAGATCATCAACGGTGTGTTCAGCCAGTTACTGGCAACTTTCCCGGCGAGTCTGGCTAACCGTGACCAGAACGAACTGAACGAAATCCGCCGCCAGTGGGTTCTGGCTTTCCGGGAAAACGGGATCACCACAATGGAACAGGTTAACGCAGGAATGCGCGTAGCCCGTCGGCAGAACCGACCATTCCTGCCATCACCCGGGCAGTTTGTTGCATGGTGCCGGGAAGAAGCATCCGTTATCGCCGGACTGCCAAACGTCAGCGAGCTGGTTGATATGGTTTACGAGTATTGCCGGAAGCGAGGCCTGTATCCGGATGCGGAGTCTTATCCGTGGAAATCAAACGCGCACTACTGGCTGGTTACCAACCTGTATCAGAACATGCGGGCCAATGCGCTTACTGATGCGGAATTACGCCGTAAGGCCGCAGATGAGCTTGTCCATATGACTGCGAGAATTAACCGTGGTGAGGCGATCCCTGAACCAGTAAAACAACTTCCTGTCATGGGCGGTAGACCTCTAAATCGTGCACAGGCTCTGGCGAAGATCGCAGAAATTAAAGCTAAGTTCGGACTGAAAGGAGCAAGTGTATGATGGGCAAAGAGGCAATTATTCATTACCTGGGGACGCACAAGAGCTTCTGTGCGCCGGACGTTGCTGCGACAACAGGTGTGACATTAACCAGCATAAATCAGGCTGCGGCAAAAATGGCGCGGGCAGGAATCCTGGTCATTGATGGTAAGGTCTGGCGAACGTTTGTTTAACGGTTAGCTACTCAGGATGATAGGGCGGGGCAAGTGAGTATGAAGCGGATTTTCAGGAATGCCATCAGAGTTTGGAAATAAAGTGGGTTTTCTAGTGGCAAGAGACTTGATAATATTTAGTTCTTTGAATCCAAGGAGATAGGGTTATGAGAAAATTTATTTTAGCCTTTGTTATAAGTGCCTCGTTTACAGCAAATGCTGGTGTAGAGAAGTTAGGGCCGTGGATAACAAAGTCTGAGATAAATAAAATGACTGACCAGACTGACTTTGTGGCCCTTAATTTATCACCAGATTCATATAACAAAGCAGGTACTGATCGTGCAACTTCACTGGTGTTGCGTTGTAGTGATAACAAAACAGATGCCTATTTATCATTCAATGATTATATGGGTTCGGACAACCCAAGAATTACAGTGCGGTTAGATGGCGGAAAGCCGGTCAAGAGTGTTTGGGGAGGTGGGGAAGGCGGTGATTCTGCATTTGCTCCACAACCAATACAATTTATAAAGACCTTGGCTAAGCATAAAAAAGCTATTTTTGGGTTTGAACCTTATGGATCAACTATGCAAGTAGTTGAGTTTGACTTGTCTGAGATTGATAAGGTTGTGGAAAAAATTTCACAGTCTTGCAATTGGAAATGACAAAAAAATTTCATATGAACCCAGTTTGCGCTGGGTTTTTTATTTCAGTAGCCAATAATGCATTCAAAATCTCTTACTTGAGAAACGGCCTATTTGAGATTTCAGTCGTGGCAGGATGATCAGTTGATTCGAGTATTGACGCATTTGCGTTCGGAGCGATTACAGTAGATTGTAAATAATAATGAGAAACACATAGCCACCCCGTGGTATTGAAACCATATAATGTTGGATTTGAAAACAGATCTTTTCCCATGTATTAATAACTACATCCCCGCGAGTGATTCAAAAAGGAGGGCCCAATTTTGTCCGAGTTTTTGTATTCCCCCGCATGCCGCTGCGGAGCACTACATCTGAGTGTCTGACTAGGGGATAAAATTAGACTGGATAGTGAGAAGAAAGTGGCGCGCTAGGCTGTGCCGAGTGCTACCAGTACACCTTGGGGGTGTGCAGCTTTCGCCGAGACTGTAGTGGGTATCGGTTAATGCACGAAAAACCGAGAGGTCAGACAACCAATTTGCCGTAGGATTGTTTCCGGTGCGATACCGGTCTACTAACTGAAAGCAATGCGAAAATGTCACGAACGGTGCAATAGTGATCCACACCCAACGCCTGAAATCAGATCCAGGGGGTAATCTGCTCTCCTGATTCAGGAGAGCTTATGGTCACTTTTGAGACAGTTATGGAAATTAAAATCCTGCACAAGCAGGGAATGAGTAGCCGGGCGATTGCCAGAGAACTGGGGATCTCCCGCAATACGGTTAAACGTTATTTGCAGGCAAAATCTGAGCCGCCAAAATATACGCCGCGACCTGCTGTTGCTTCACTCCTGGATGAATACCGGGATTATATTCGTCAACGCATCGCCGATGCTCATCCTTACAAAATCCCGGCAACGGTAATCGCTCGAGAGATCAGAGACCAGGGATATCGTGGCGGAATGACCATTCTCAGGGCATTCATTCGTTCTCTCTCGGTTCCTCAGGAGCAGGAGCCAGCCGTTCGGTTCGAAACTGAACCCGGACGACAGATGCAGGTTGACTGGGGCACTATGCGTAATGGTCGCTCACCGCTTCACGTGTTCGTTGCTGTTCTCGGATACAGCCGAATGCTGTACATCGAATTCACTGACAATATGCGTTATGACACGCTGGAGACCTGCCATCGTAATGCGTTCCGCTTCTTTGGTGGTGTGCCGCGCGAAGTGTTGTATGACAATATGAAAACTGTGGTTCTGCAACGTGACGCATATCAGACCGGTCAGCACCGGTTCCATCCTTCGCTGTGGCAGTTCGGCAAGGAGATGGGCTTCTCTCCCCGACTGTGTCGCCCCTTCAGGGCACAGACTAAAGGTAAGGTGGAACGGATGGTGCAGTACACCCGTAACAGTTTTTACATCCCGCTAATGACTCGCCTGCGCCCGATGGGGATCACTGTCGATGTTGAAACAGCCAACCGCCACGGTCTGCGCTGGCTGCATGATGTCGCTAACCAACGAAAGCATGAAACAATCCAGGCCCGTCCCTGCGATCGCTGGCTCGAAGAGCAG